TGGACAAGTGTTAATGTTTTTAGACCTGATTTTGAAATATTTGATAGTGCTGCTGGTGATTATGAATTTAGAGTTTATTCTTATAATGCTGCTTTAACATTATCAACAACTCCGTCTACTCTTAGTTTTATTGCAATAGGTAAAACTGCAAAACCTGGTCCTGTACAAAATCTATCTTTAGAACCTCTTACAGATAAATTAGTGCGATTAAGATGGGATCTTTCCACAGATGCAGATGTTATACATGGTGGAAGAGTCTATGTAAGACATAGTAATAAAACAGACGGAACAGGGACATTTCAAAACTCTGTTGATTTGGTACCTGCTTTGGCTGGAAACTCAACAATGGCAGATGTGCCGTCTTTAGAAGGCGAATATATTTTAAAATTTCAAGATGATGGATCAAGATTTTCTGAAGATGAAACAAGCATAATTTTAGATGAACCTGATGTAATTGACAGTATTAGAATACTTGAAGATAGAGAAGATACAGATACTCCAAGTGGATTTGCAGGTACAAAAACTAATCTATCTATTGTAAGTGATGCTCTTCAACTAACAGATACCGCAAATAGTCTTACAGGAACATACGACTTTGCAGTTATTATGGATTTGAAGAATGTGTTTTCTGTTAGTTTAAAAAGATTAATACAGAGTATTGGATTTGCAGAAGGTGGCGAAACAGTTACAGCAGCATATACCCAATCTGGAACGACAATAACAATAACTTCTAATAATCATGGCAGATCTCAAGGTAACTATATAAATTTTGTAGCTGTAGCTGGAGGCGGTGCTAGTGGTGTTTATCGAATAAATAATGGCTCAGTTACAACAAATACTTTTCAAATTACATCTACAGCATCAGCAACTATATCTTCTTCAACCTGTACTTTTGCTTTTGTAAATACTATAGATCAGTTAATACCAGCAGGAACTTTTTGGGATGACTATGCTACTGATGGTGAATTTGACGGTCCACAAGTTGATGACGTAAGTGCATTAATGAAAGTAAGGTCTACATCTTCAGCACCAAGTAACGGTTCAAGCTATCAACTATCTGATTTTACTGGAAAACCTTTTAATACATTTGCAAATGGAACATACAAAGGACGAGGTTTCCAATTCAGATTAGATGTTGAATCTGAATCTTCTGCACATAATATTTCAGTGCAACAGCTTGGAGTGTTTGCCTCTTTTGAATCAAGAACAGAAAGAAAATATATAGATAATAATAATGAAGTCAGCACAGCCAAAATTGATTCTGGTACATCTGCTTTTGGTAAAGCAGTAACTTTTGCAAACCCATTTTTTACTGGAACATCTCTTTTAGGTGGGTCAACAACTGCGTTTTTACCTAGTATTGGTATCACAATTCAAAATGCTCAAGGGGGAGACTTTTTTCAGCTTTCCAACATATCTGGTACAGGGTTTACGATTAAGATAATGCAAAATACTGATACAAATTTTGTTGATAGAGAATTTACATTCCAAGCTGTCGGTTATGGTAAAGGGGTGTAATATGGAGGAAAGAATTAATTAAATGTCACAAGTCGGCAATAAAAATATAGATAACGCATCAGGTCAAGTAGTAAGAACTGATATTGAAAATACTATTGCAGCAGTAGCTTCAAATAATTTTGGAGCAAAAGATTCAGCAGGAACTATCCTTCCAGCAGAATTTGTAGCTGATAGTTCTACAACTCCAAAAAAATTATTAATAAGATCTACAAGTGGTAACAGTGCTGCCGCTAGTGCTACATTTTTTGAAGTAGGAAATTTAGATCAAGATAATTTAGGTTTATTATCAAAATCAGGTGGTACAATGTCAGGTGCTTTGACTTTAAGTACTGGTGCTGTTGGTAGTCCTTCATTAACAGTAGGAGACTCAACTACAGGTTTATATAGGAGAAATTCAGATCAATTAGGAATTACGATTGCTGGTACACAAACAGCATTTTTTGATGCAGATGGTTTAAGTATTTTAGGTCAAGATGATTTACGTTTGTATAGAAATAGTAA